TCTGTAATACTACTTATATTAAAAGATGCTTGAATTGACATAGCACTGCCATTAAATCGTATCCATGCCTTTGCTCTTCCCTGTTGAATTTGTTCTGCAGTTGAAGAATTACCACCGCTTGCATCTTGTAGTGTGTTGACTTTAAGTGTTGACATAGTTAATCTCCAAAAACAGCACAAGCAACTCTTTGAGGATCTTGTACATCACCAGTTCCTTGATCTCCTGAAGTTACAATTCTATAAACTGTTGTAGTAGGGTTTTGGAAGAAAGGACTTGAAGCTCTGCAATGAATAAAAACGCTCATAAATCTACTTGAACCAAGTCCAGCGTTGCTACATACAGCATAATTTGCATTAGACATTGCATTTGCCATATTTATTGAATAGTCACCAGTAGCATTATCAGTTAAAGAAGTTACGTTAAAACTATCACTAATGGAAACAGTGCTTTGACCGTTAAAAGCAATCCACGATTTTGCAAGCTGTCCTTTTTCTGTTCCACTTGTATTTTGAAATACTGGTGCAGCAGATGAAATGCTTTTAATTGTGCCAACGGCTAATGTACTCATGGTTTTGGATTTGCGTCTTTGACTGCTTTTATGTGGGTAGCCCACGTTCCAGTTGTATCCAGTTTACCTTCAACTATATCCTTGTACAACATATCGAGTTGATCTCCAAATGATGCGTAAGTTGCTTTGCCTTCAAAATTTGAAACTCTATCTCTTTGATAATTTAATTTGTTTAATTCGATTCTTGCTGCATCAACTAAAGTTTGATCTATAGAAACCGCATTACCATCTTTATCCTTACAACCATCTTTAGATGATACAGATACTACGTTTGGATATGCTTTTAAAATTGCAAAATCGTCCATTTACATTCCCACCTCTTGCAATAACATTTGTGAACAAGCTCTAAAATCTGTGTCTCTCCTATTATATTGCAAAGTTCCAGATTGAAATAAGCACTGAATTTTATAAGTAGTGCTTGATGTCGTGCTAGGAGAATCTAAAAATACAATAGTATTTGTTGCTGCACCTCTACTACTGTCTTGTGTTCCACCAGTAAGACCTTGAAAACCTCCAGTTTCGCTTGTAGTACCAATATTTGTTGAACCACGCAAAAGCCTTAGTACAAATATTGTTGTACCAAATTGAATTGTAATATTTGCAGTAACTAAAATTTTATTACTTGATGATTGTGGAGTTATGGAAAGTGTTAATGGTAAATCAAGAAACGAACTATGAGTAGTAGCGGTAAAAGTTGTTGTATCATTAACAAACTTTTGCTGTATAATTCCACCACTAGCTGATGATGGAAGTCCGCCTCTTGGTACTATACTGTCAACTTTTAATTGGCTCATAGATCTATTATATACATACTTATACTACTGTCCATGTCTCCCCTGAACCAACTGTAACGGTGACTCCACTTTGAATTGCTATAGGGCCAAAACTTCCCGCATTTTTGCCGTTTGTGATTGTATAGTTTTGAGTTATAGTTTGATCGTTTTCCCAAAATATCTCATCTGATCCACCTCCTTGAGCACCTGCACCAGCAGCAGCCCAACTTAAAACACCACTTGCATTAGAGACAAGGGCATAACCAGAAACAGCAGCGTCTTCAGCAGGTAATGTCCAAGTCAAGCTTGATGAAATAGTAGCTGGTGCTTGGAAACCTACAAAATGTGAACTGTCAGAATCAGCAAACCTTAGATCATTCTGTGATTGGAGCGTTAATCCATTCGCATCAAATATCATTTGCTCTGTACCACTAGAAGAAAATCCCATTACATTTGCAGATTTTCTAAATAAACCTAAATCGGTATCTGTATCAAAACTTAGTGCAGGAGTAGAGGCACTACTTGAGTCATCTATAAGCAAAGGACCTGTCATCGTACCACCTGACCTTGGCAATAATCCTAAATTAGCTTGATCTATACTTCCAACTGTTGTAAAACTACTGCCTGATCCTCTTATTTTTAACGTATTACTATCACTTCTTAAAAACCACATTCCTGCAACACATTGCGAATCAGCTAAATCTGAACTTTCAGCATTTTGTCCTTGCAAAGCTTTAAAACACGCTTGTATATCTAGTCTCACAGCTTGACCAGAAGCATTATCTATAGTGAAATCTGATACAGATAGTCCCATAACTAATTACTTTTTGCCTCCATTCTACCCTCCTTTACCAAAACCAACAGCACTGTAGGTGAAATCTCTGCTTATATTAGCACCACTTGAGTCTTTGAAATGAACTATAAATTGAGTTCCAGAAATATTACTATCCAATAACTCATAAAAATCTCCTGTTGCCATATTCTGAGGAGAAATACTAACAGAAGGTTTTGGAATACCTGTGATACTAGACGTACCAACAAAAAATGGTGCTGCAAAAATAACCGTTTTTGCTCCCAACCCTGATGTAATCTTGCTAGATTGTTCTGTTCTTAAAGGCATCTCTGCTGAATAACCTAACTGTTGTATAACTATATTTTGTGCAGGATCAGTAGTCTCTAATGTTGCTTGAAATTTAAATCCTCTACCTTTAAAAGTACCATTTGCAACTTCATTAAAACCTGTATAAGAGCTCATATCAGTAGAGGTTTTTACCATTAATTTAGCATTAACTCTATCAGCAACATCTCCATCCCAATCCTCAAAAGTATCAACCAATCCAACTCTGTCATCCCATAAAGCAGAAGGGAAAAAACCAGCACTTTGAAAATGTCTTTTTAAGACAAGTGAGAATGTGCCTTCTAAATCTAAAGTAGCTCCAAAATCGTAAGTTCCCGTAGCTTTTGTTGCTGGACTTGTAATTCCAATATTCGTTAAAATTAATCCTCCTCTAGTAGAACTATATTCAGTGTTATTAAATAAGGTAGAAGTAGTGTTATTAAATGGAGGACTATCAGTATCTTCTCTGTCAGTTTTAACAGTAATCGAATCTAAAATATCAACTAAAGATAAACTTACACTTGTTGCATTAACACTAAATCTACCGCCATCATCTTGAAATTTAACAAGATAAGTTCCTGCTAGTGCAGGGCAGATTACTTCGTTAGTAGCTCCAGCTACGGCTGGAATCACATCTACAGCAGATTCAAAAGTAGCTCCTGCTCCTGTTTGATTAGAATGTCTAATAAAAACTCTTCCTCCATGTAAAACATCAAGAGCAACTGATTGTGTAAATCTAAGTCTTACAAACTGTTCATTTATTGGTTCGATTGTCAGATCAGAAACATCTTCGGGAGGATCTATCTTACCATCAGTGGATATTGAACCACTTAAAGGACTTGTTGATAATTCACCTGCTGCATTATACGCATAAACTTCAATATCATAACTTCCTTTTTTTGTATCCATAATCTCAAAATCATTTCCAAAAACAATTTGAGTTATAAAATTATCTTTTATATTATCTTCTGCAACGAAACGATAATTTAATTGGTATTGACTAGCTCCCTGTGGTTTTTCAAAAATATCTCCCGTACTAGTATTGAAAGTTGTAGAAGGCTCTTTCCAACTAATAATTAGTTTTGTTCTTGCAACACCATTTACAACTATAGTTTTCTCAACTCCTGTTAAATTACTAGGAGGTGATAAAGGATCATTTAAAACAGATATTTTTCTTTCTGGTAAAGCTAAATTATTTTCAATGAAATCATATTTACCTTCTACATAAGTTAAAGCAGTAATAGCATAATTTATATCTTCTTGTTCTTCTATTTGGATAACTCTAAATAGTTGAGTTTGCAGAGTTGTACTAGATATAAGATAAGGTGAATTTGTAGCTGGTGCAGACGTAAAGGTAGATTGAGTTGTTTGATTACCTTCGCTATCTGTTTTTACAACACTATTTACAGTAATAACTGCTCCTGTGATATCAGAAATACTGCCAACTTCTACAGTTCCGTCAGAAAGCATTGCACTAATTGTTGGATTATCGTTTAAAGCTGGTAAGTTTGTTTGTGCCTCTGCATCTATAGTTATAGCTGTAGTCGTTGCAGATACAATACGACCACCTCTTCTTGACCCTGCTCTTACAGGATCAGCTACCTCAATTACAGAACCAGGTCTTACTAATAAACCCGAATCAATAGAAGTCGTAAAAGAACAAGTTTCACTTTCATTTTGTTCAGCAAAAAGGATTGCACGACCCAATCTCGCAGCTTGATTACGAGAAGTACAACCAAATGCTTTTACTTGTTTAACAATCGTTCCAAGTTTAGATATTGCTGTTGCATCTTCCACTACCTCAAAATCTACTTCTTTTGAATCCATGTTGAAGTAACTAACAGAAACAACAGAATGACGTTGTTTTAAACTACTACCTTGATATGTAAAACCTGCCTCTCCTACATTTGATAAATTAAATAAATAACTAGGTGTAGTAGGTTTATCTTGTGAAATGCTTATTGTTCCAGCAGACCATATTGGCATACATCTCATAACACCTGCTAAATCTTTTATCGCATCAAACGCTTCTTTAGGACTTTGAATATTTACATTACAACTAAACCTTGCTTCTTTTGTACCTGCACCTGTTCCATCATCCACTAATTCATTTGCAAATTTAGATGCAGCAAAAAAACTAAACAAGTCAAGATTAGAAAAAGTCGTAGCATCACTTGTTTGATCTGGTGCAATATGATCTCCCAACCCATAGCGTTTAGTAGTAAGAAGATCAAGGAGTATCATTGCAGGACATGAGCACCATTTTGCTGCTTGCATTGTTCCACCAAATATATAATTTTCTGGGTAAATAATTCTTCCTGTATTTATATCAACTGTTGGAGTACCAGAATTATTAGCACCTGCGCCTGGAATCCTTACTTTTATACCTCTAATTTTATATCTTCTTGAAGGAACTGAATTAAAAATTTTACTATCTACTCTCAATGCCATATAAGCACTGTTTGGATAAGTTGAACTACTATCAACTACTTGTTGTATAAAAGAAAAAGTAAACTCATCTCTTAAAAAACCAGCAGGATCAGCATCAGCAGTAATCCTTTCAACCTTGACATTGACAGGAAAACTAAGAGCAGTTCCACTAGAATCAACCATTTCAAGTCTATGATCTCTTGAATAAGAATCAGCAGTTCTACCTGATACAGAAGTATTTACTCTTTCTACATAAGAACCTCCACTTGCTTGAACAGAAATCTTATATTCAACAGTAGATCCATGAATATTGCCATCGTCATCTGATCTTTGAATTTGTGCCCACGTTAAAGTAACAATAACAGCATCACAAGCTGTATCAATCTGTTTAATAACAGGAGCAGTTGTAGTTACGTTAGCAGTGCTGACAGCTTGAGGTGTTCGATTTTCTGTTGGTATTCCTGATAATTTAGTCTGATTACTTTCTCCAAAACGTGTTTTAAAGGTAACATCTTGAAAATTAAAATCAGAAGTAGCTGGACTTGTATTATCTGCTGAAGAATTTAAAACAGGAGTATCATTTAAAAATACATCTTTTAACGCAGCATTGTTATATTCGGTAGATGTTCGATCAGTAATACCAGCTTTTGATGGAGTTGAAAAACCTTCTATTTCTCCTTCAGATATTAAATCTTGAACAGTAGCAAACTGCCTACTATGTAAAGTATCAGGAGCACGATATGGTTTTGGTGGTGGCTTTGGTCCACCTGCTCCTCGTATAAGTTTTCTTTTGTCTGTCATCCTTCTACCTGATTAGTGTCTATAGCAGCAGAGATCACAACGGAACCTGTCATAATTTCACCATACACGATGGGAATAGGAGTACCAGCCCTTGATGTGTTTTGAAGTCCACTAAAACTAAACGATAATCTAGGATCTTGCTCTGAATCAAAACCATTGTCTTTAGGTAATGGAAATAATAATTCACTTACACCTTGCAAAGCTAAAGATGCACCAACATATAACATAGTTTTGGTTAACAAACCAACTTTAGCTAAAGAACCAGCTTTTATTCCTTGCATTAAAGTCAAGCCACTACCTGCTGGCATAAGAAATGCAGCACCTATTAATACTGCACCTAACAATAATTTACCTAAACCTCCTCTACCAGCACCAGCTATAACTGGTACGAAATGAATATCTTGTTGTCCTACAGGATGATGAACTTCAGTTTCATCAATATCATAATCTCCTACTTTTACCTGATAATAGTTAGGACTCATGTGTCGTTCTAACTGAGGAAAATTATTTAACAAAAAACTTACAGCATTACCTACACTACTAACTTCTGCCTCAAATTCTTTATGCCCAACAAATTCAGCTAATTTTCCATAAAGTTTTATTTTACGCAACATACCGATACCTCTTTCCTGTACATTTTAACAACCATTCAGAGTAAGGCTCTCTACAAGATAGTCTATCGGTTAAATGATGAATTACATCTCCTTCAAAAAATAATGCTACATGATTTAAATTTGGATTCATAATACTCATTAACAAAACATCACCACTTTCAAGTTTCTCATTAGGTCTTAATTCTCTAAAATTAGTTCGCCAAGCACAATCTTCAAACATAGGTTTATCATTAAACTCTTGAGGTGTTAAAGGTCTTTCCCAATCTCTAAGCTCTATATTTTTTTCCTCTTTATACCAATCTCTTACTAAACTCCAACAATCAGTAATACCCCAAACCCATTGCCTTCCCAATAATGGAGCTTTATAGCCTGATGGTTCTAAATATGCCCATTGTTTTGTTCTAGGATTCACAATATACCAAGGTAAATTACTATCTTCACAACTAATTTTGTCTGCTTGACTAGGTGTTGGAGGATCTATTGGATGACTATGAAATATAGCTGTAATTTCACCAGTATTATCTGCTTTGACATAATCCTCTGGATCAAGAATAAAACATTGATGATCTGTCATAGAAAGATTACGACAAGGAAAGTATTTTAGTTTTCCTCTGATGTTTAAAACAATACCTACAGCTTCTTTAGGATCTTGGTTTTTTGCGTGAAC